TACCTTCGGGCAGTGAGGGGTTTTATCATGTCTGGGTTACGCTTCTTGCGTGTGTATTTTTTAGCTTCCTGTTCTAGATTGCTCATACTGTTTTACTTTTTCTAGGTTCTTGAAATACTCGGTGTTGAAACCGAACTCCCAATCTTTGTTAGGTCGTGTATCTATCTTGTAGGGATTACCTAACTTGCCTTTAATAAAAGCTTCTCTGCCCTGATCGTATGGCTTCATTCTTTTTCTACCTCACTGATAAGTCTATCTAAGTACCAACGTGCTTTCTTCAAGTCTTCCAAGCCATTCTTGTAAGGCCAGCGCCAAAGATACTTGAAAGAGTTTTGCCAGCAGTATGCTTCATGTGCGCTAACAGGCGCATTCTCAGCCATAGCTTGCATAGCATCAATACATTCAATACCTGCTGCGTTGTAATGGGGTGGATGTTCTACCATATCCACAGCCAACTCTTTCCATTTAGCCATTGTTGTTCTCTTTCTCTAGTACAATTAGTTCTGCGTTAGTATAGGGGATATGGAAGAACTGCTCACCTTTCTGTATGTATCTACCTTTAGCTTCTTTGAGACTCTCTTTAGTCAAGCAAGTATCTTTGATGCGCCAGCATTGCTTCATATCTTTACGGAAGATATAGAAATTTAGTACACCATTAGCACCATCATACTTGTCTAATAATCTCTGCTTCCTTTCTGGAATCCTAATCTCTGCCCAATGTGTAGGCCAGTCACCATCCCATGCTACCTTTACCTCTGCCTCATTGAAGTAAGTGTAGTCATCTTTCTGTGACACTACATCTACATAATAGTTTTCTTCTGTGTTTACAATGGTGTGTCCTTTTTGCTCAAGTAAAGTTACAAGTTTGTCCTTAGCAGCAGCATCATATGCTTCATACAATGCTCTGTTAAAACGTTTTCTTACAGCCATTAAGATTTAGTTCCTTGTTTAAATAGAGGTAGAGAAAAACACTGGCTTACAGCCTTGGCATTTTCATTTGGTCTTGTGTTGTACAAGCGTAGCATATCATACTCTCGCCACTCTTGGCAAGACTCTTCGGTTAAAAAAGCAAGGTTAGTTGCATGTACTATAAACTTATCTTCTTTTGCAGGGGCTGAACCCATTGCCATAACTACTACATAAACCCAAATCATTTTAGTTCTCCTTGTTTGGAGTAGTTTAGCCACATACTCAGGTGGTTATTTTAAGTAATGTCTACCATTTCACACACATCCCCAGTACATGCCATCGTCTGCATCCCTGATGTATTATCTTCTTGTTCGTATGATGATAGCTTAGTCCAATCAATCTTAACAGGTGATGCATCTACCATGTTGTAGAAATCTTCCTTTGTACATTCTTGATATGGTGCCTGTTGATATGTGTGTTCATTGAAAGGTAGGAACGACACACCACTCATCTCATCAAAGTGTTTGTACACAAATGCCCCTACCTCAAACCATTCATCAGGCTTGACATTGATAGTAACACTAGGCTTATGCTCACACCAATGACGTTGATACATCAACCACATCTCTAGTTGTTCTAAGGCTGTCATGTCAGCAGTATGTATTGCACCTAAAGGTGATTGCATAGGGAAACTAAACACTGTGGTAGCATCAGGCTTCATAACGTCAGGCTCGTTGGGTATACCCTGATCAACCATAAACTGAGTCAGTGGATCTTTATTATCTCCACGCACAGTACGGATATAATAGGGACTGTGACGAGCATGAATGCCAGAAGCTGAGTCAACCAGTTGGGAAACTGTTCCACTGGGCTTGACACAAGTAATAGCAGTGCTATGAGGGATACTAAGACGGTCAGCCCACTCAGCGTTAGTAGAAATAGCCACATTTTTTAGGTACTCCAATGTACTAGCCAAGCCCTCATTAGCTAGGGTCAGCAATGGGTTGTCCATTATCCCCGTGAGTGACACACCGAGCAATCTTTCTGCCGCTGTGTTGGTGTTCCACACCTTACGCAAGTATGGAAAGTGGGTGTAGGTGGATTGTATTGTTCCAAGTACAGTTGCAATACCGACTTTTCTTGCAAGGTCTTCCATGCTATCGTTAGCACGGACAACAACTTCTGTGAGATTGCAGAACTGATTCGGCCTAAGAATGATTTCCGAACAGGGGTTTGTTCCGAACTCGTAGCAAGACTCTCTACGGCCATTTTTTGCAGCTTGTTTAATTGATGCTTCTCTGTTGAAGACTCCACGTTCACCACTCCCACTCTCCATAAGGGCTGTCCACTCACGCATGAATGACATACTGTCGGGCTTATCAGTGTAAGCCACAGAGTTATTAGCCAAGGCTCTATGCCCCGCATTCTCCCACCAGTTGCCTGACTTAGCATGACGCATACGATCATCAGACAGATTAGACAGGCTGATCATAGCACTACGTCTTACACCACCTACCACTACTACCTCACCTATCTTGCACATCAGATCATGACACTCTATACTAGACAACTTACGTCCTTGTGCTTGCCTGAAAGTAGTAACAGCAAAATTAAACAGATCAATCAACGGAGCAGGACCAGATGCTCTGCCACCGAATGTCTTTAGTCTAGCACCGGCGGGGCGGACTTTAGATACATCCCACTTAGGGATTTCACCTGCCCATAGGAGTGCCAAAACTTGTCTGAGTCCTTTCGCCCACCCTTCTTTACTATCCTTGATGACGACAGTCGTATCGCTTTGGAAAAGGTCAGGAACGTCTGGGAGCTTAGTAATGAACTGACGCTCAACACTGAAACCAACCCCCGTCCCGCAAAGGAGGATGAACATCGCCTCATCGAAAGACTTAGGATCATCTACGGGTAGGTAGCTACAGTTATACATGCAAGTGTTGTCTCTGTCTGCAGCTTTACCTGCTGTCATCATTGACCTCATACTAGGCATGACTTCAAGGCTAAGGATAGCATTACGTATTTCATCTGCAGTTTTCTTAGGCAATGATCCGCCTACTATATTCTGCATGTAACGTTCAACAGTCTCTCCCCATGTCTCTCGTCGGCCATCATCTTCAAGCCACCTAGCGTAACGGCTGGTAGCAATAAAGGTTTGGTAGTCAGTAGGTAGGTAGTTGTTATTCATATCTCGTTTCCCATTACAAATAGTTCCCTTCTTCCTCTCTCCCCTATATGAGCTTCAAGGATGGTCTTTGATCTTTCAAGCATAGCACATGCAAACAACAGGGTTTCTTCTCTGTTGTCGCACATCATGATCTGTTGCTCAATAGGTCTCATTAACTCAGCAGCACGTTTGGCTGTATCTTTATCTTTCATCTCCGCTACCTTTAATTGTACCTCTGGCTTCACGTCCGTCTAGCTTCATCATATTCTCAGCAATGGTGACACCCAAGCTTGCACCATAGAAGTTAGACAAGGCAGTAGCATAGAAGATAACATCACCAAGCTCCTTGACAATCTCTTCAGGCTTTACCTTGGTGTCATCACGTATACGTTTCTTAATCTTCTCTGCTACCTCACCAGCTTCTCCCATTAGACCTAATGTATTTTCCATAAGCCTATCCCTTGGACTGGTGACAATCTTATCTTCTACCCAATCACTGTAGTCTTGAAAGGCTTTCATATCTTCTGCCGTGATCATTGCTTTCTCCTTAATCAAGCCGTGTTACTTCTATTTTATCTATACTAAGATCGTCTATCTCATAGATCATGTCTTGTACTAACTCAAGGACTACCCTTGAGCTTTCATTGTCATCCACCTCTAAATAGTTACAGGTTGGATCTACTTTTATGTTTAATATAACTTCATATTCCATCATCGGAAACCCCTAGTTATACCAAACAAATCACAGAAGTCAAGCTATGTATCATACTCACCCCCATAATTTACTTCAAGTGGCTCAATGCTTTTACTAAAGTGTTTGACCCATTCGTTAGCATCCTCGTAGTTTTCAAACCAATAGTCAGCAACTACTAGTTCTCCATCAATCTCTACTTTACACACTAACATGTGATCACACTCATCAGGATAATCATCAGCATCCTCACTGTCTTCCCTAGATATAGGGCCATGTAGTATGTCCCATATTTTTATTGACATGGTTATTCTTTCTTCCAGTTTCTAAGGAGTTCAGCATAATGATTCATACCTACCATGACAACCCAAGGCTTTCTATCTGAACGAAAGAAAACTACAGGCTCTCCTTTGCCATGCTTTGAGGCTTGCTCAATGTATCCGTAGACAGTCTTAAGCTCACCTTTCCTGCGTTTAACCTCAATACTTATTGGCATCTTCTTACGGGCGGCTGGAGATAACTGTATGTCTTCCCCTGTGTCGCCCATAGTAGTGCTCTTGATATCATCAGGCTCAAACTCAGGGAAAGTCTCAAGCAACTTATCCCGTACCTCTTGCTGACCTGTTCTACCTTTAGCCTTAGCTGTTCTTGTCTTGCTCAACAGGTGGCTCCCATAGTTGATCTACTTCTCTGCGTAACCATAGAAGTCTAGCATTCTCAATGACACGTTCTGTGTCACCTTCGTAAGCCTCAAGGCAAGCATCCCACAGCTTCATCTCTGTGTCACACTCAGCAAGAATCTTACCTGCTTTCACAGGGCCACACCTATGCAGCCCCTTGATGTTATCAGCTTTGTCACCTGTAAGTATCTGAGTATAAAAGAACTTCGTACCACTAAACTCTCCAACAGCACTAAGCTCACGCCTAGTCAGGTTGTAGTGGAAACATGGTATCTGTAGCATGTCCTTGTCTATGGATGCAACTACTGCCTTCATCCCTATCTTTGTTGCTGCAATAGCAATCAGATCATCAGCTTCCTCGCCTTCGCTGACAGTAGCTTCATACTTAGTTGTAAGATAATCCCGTATGTGCTGCAAGTGTATAGGCTTTGCAGCATCCTTACGATTTCCCTTATACTCCAAGGTCTTAGCAATATCAAAACGGAAATTACCTTTACCAGTCAGGTAGACTTGGTAATCCGTAGAGATAAACTCAGTGTCCTCAATGATGGTGTCTATCAGCTCATCCACCTTAGCTTCTGCATCAGATGCTTCAAGATCATTTGAGGAAAACCCTGCACGATAAGCAATGATATCACCATCAATAAGAATCATTAGAACATCACCTCTGAATCTTCTAGAGGTGCTGACTCAGTAGGTGGTGGCACTGACTGTACATCATCATCAGCTGACTCGTACTGAACATGCTTGAGTACTGTAACCTTGTCAAGACGTGTACCTACAATACTCTTCATCTTCGTATCATAGACTGACACAATCACCTCTACTGTTGAACCATTACCAATGGTGCCATCAGTGTCAAAGTCCCACTCTGATCCATCAGCTTTGACCACTACAGGTGGTCCACTAGCCCAATCGTACCCTGTGTCATACTTACGCACCAAGCGTACCATTGTACCTCGTCCTTCAGGATCAGGTTTACCTCGCTTCATAGACTTGGAAGCCTTAAGTAGTGCCATGTTCTGCTCGTCCATGATTAAGTCAATAGTGCAAGCACCATCACAACTTACATAGGCTTCCTCAAAGCCTAGCATGTCACGGTTCTCTGTGAACACCTTTGCCCACTCAGCAATACCAGTTAGTTTAAGTTTACGTGTAGCCATTTGGCCCTCCATTGATTAGTGAATTTCACTATACCGTTGACCATACTGCACGTCAATGCCTAAGTCAACATTTAATTTAAGTTCTTCGTTAAGTTTTTCAATGGCCCAAATCAAAGTTTTTGTATGCTCTGATTCGTCACCCTTCTTAACAAGGTTAATACTCTCATCATGGAATTGTCCAATGATGTTACCCCTCTTGGTACGGTATAGTGCAACCCACTTGTCGAAACAGTAAGCCCCCGTACTTTGATTGATAGTAGAGAAGGCGTCCTTTTCGTATCGCAAGTTGTGCCAGAACTTACTCACTGGATTCTGTACCCACATTTCACCGTCAATCTTTCTGATCTTTTGATCTTCGGCAAACTGTTTGACAGCCCAGTTACGTTCCCAGTAGGCATCAAGTAGAGCTGATGCTTCACTCACAGACATGCCTGTTTCACGTGACAGTTTAGCTGCGCCTACCCCATAAGTGGCTGAGTAGTTCACCACTTTGTAGTTCTTACGTAAAGACTTAAGGCTTGACTTACCTGAGTTGTGCTTGTCAATCTGATCCTGAGTAACAGCACCAGCATGTTTAGCAAGGTCAAGGTGTGGATCAAAACCTTCCTGTGACATTTCCTCTACGTAATCAGGGTCATAAGGTTTCATATAGTGTCGCTTAGTTGTGTCTTCAAGAGACGTCATGTCAGCACCACACAAAGTGTAACCCTCTGGTGCAATCAGACAACCCCGTATCTCTTTACCCCAAGGTTTGTCAACACCGGGCAAGTTTACCAAAGGTTTGACATGCTTGAAGCGTAGAGTATTGGTAAGACCTTTGACACCAGCTTTGAGGTAGCCGTTGTCTTGACACTGTATGAATCCGTGTAAGATGCCAAGCCTGTGTTGAATCACAGTCAGACCATCAAGAACACCCACTGCTGGATTGTCATCAATCAAGATCTGAACGGACCTAGTAAGCTCACCATTCTTACGGACTTGTGGTATCTTCTTTTCTTCTCCTGTCTCTTTGTTCTTATCAAACTTGTAAGTACAAGGCTCCCAACCTAGACCAAAGAGCCAATCCTTAACCTGCTCAGGTGAGTTAGGGTTAGAATCTTCAACGCCTCTCACTACAGTTACGTCACCCTCATAGTCCTTGGGTAGCCCATGCTGTGCTAATAAGTTGTACCAACGCTGACCATGAGCAGACACAGAGCCATCTTTCTTGATGCATACCTTTGGCTTTGTTTTGACAGACATAACTTTACGCATAGGCATGACCTCACGTAGCTCTTTGACCTTGTGATCTTGTTGCTCCTTGAGTTTGTCAACACTAGCCTCAGCAAGATCAACGTCAAGTTTCCAACCAACATGCTCTGCAGCATACGCACAGTTCATCTTGAACGAAAGATAACCAAAGAACTTGTCAAGGTTTTTCTTGTCCTTGTACACAAACATGAACCTCTTAAGTAGATTCTGCCAGAGCTTCCAGTTGATCTTGATATCTTCTTCGCAACGATGGACATAAACTTCTACAGGTTGCTCAGACCAATCCGTAACAACAGGTTTGGGTATCCCAAAGTCTTCACCAAAACTAGCAAGACCGTGTGGTTTTGTACGATCATAGTTCATAACCCATGACATGGGTAGTGTGTCATACAGACGTGCTTTGATCTTGATACCAAGGATACGTTCAAGTACAGGCACATCATAACGCACAATGTTATGTCCTATCAAACCCTTTTGATTAGATAGTAATTGTCTCATGTCTTCGTAGTCGGTGAGTGTATTGTGTTCTACTCCATCACTCGTATAAGAAAGGCAATGGATCTTTGACGGGTTAAGACCATCGGTCTCAATATCAAATACAATCATGCTGCCATATCACTCCTTTCATTGTAAGTTTCCTCACTTAATAATGTAGTGTCTGGATCGTAGTAGACTGATCCTGCATTACCCAACTTAGCAAACGGTCTGTTCTTGTCAATGATAAAGTTGGTAGTGTTCTGCAGAATCTCATCATCAGTTTCAACATCACGTTCAATCTTGATACAGATGATCGCTTCTTCTTCTAGTGCTGCTGCATACTTAGTACGTCCATCATCATTGACCTGAGAGATAAAGATCACACCGATGTTCAGCTCTTTAGCAAGCTGTGCTGCACGTGAGCCTAGTGTGGTCAGTGTACTGGTAGCACCATCAACACCTGAGCTAGACAGATAAGCTAGACGCTGGACGTGATCAATGAATATGTAACCAGCACCATACACACTAGCAGCTAGGCGTATATACTCAAGCAACTTGAGGGGGTCATCGTGTGATCGCATCTCAAATACAATAGTACGTTCACCCTTAGTAGCATCCTTAGCCGCCTCTATCACTTTGTCCTCAGAGATATTGTTCTCCCTAGCATCATCCTTTGTACGGACATTGACCCCCAACTCATAGGTAGCCATAGCACGGTAGGTAGTAGACTTCATCTCTTCCATATGCAGCAAGGCAATGCGTACATCAGGTGTCTTGAGTAGACCTGTCTCAAAGTAACGGATCACCTCAGTCTTACCTGTACCACGTGGTGCCTTAAGGAATGTGATGCCACCCTTGACCAAGCCCCTAGTCTTATCATCAAGACCTGTGTGACCTGTGGGTACATACTCATAAGGATTCTCATTAAGTATAGCTGCCTCTACTTCCTCGTCGGAGCAGAAGAAGTTATCAGGTGAGTACCGTTGTGGTTTGAGTGCAGCCCACTTAAGGTCATCCCCATCACCACTGGTGAGAAAGTCATTGGCATCCTTGTGCTTAGACATAGGGACATACCAAAACTTATCTGCTAGTGCCTCGTATAGTTTGTCTGCTGCACGTCTACCTGCATCATCCAGCTCCCCTGCATACACCACCTCTTTGAAAGAGTTAAGGTAGGCATGGTTAGCCTTGATAAACTTCTCACCGATAGATGCACTAGGCAAGGACTTGACGGGCCACTTCTCCCCAAGGATTTGGTAGAGAGACGCAGCATCAAACTCACCCTCGGTAATGTATATACGTGTGGATGACCCTGAGTTGAAGTCAGGACCAAACAGATGGGTCATACCCAAGCCTCTGTCCTTAACCCAAGACTTGGACTTGTCATTGTAGTCACGATACTTGACCGTGTGTGGATACTTGTACGCATACCTAACAGGCACACCACCATCACCTGTCTGTACTTGGATGCCATACACCTGACACACATCAGGCTTAAGCCCTCTGATATTATTAAAGGTACTACCCGTAACAGGTACATCCATAATGTTTATCCTCTGCTTTATCGGATAGGCATGAGCCGCCCAATCAAATGTCGCTACACTTTTCTTTGCGGGGTAGGACTCTCCGCAGCTATGACAAAAGCCGTAGCCATCATCATTCCAGTTGAAGGCATCGGATGAACCACAGTCTTCAAACGGACATGCTAAGTGTGGGTTATCTGCCATATAATTTTATACCTTTCATCTTCTTAATGCCTCCACTGATACTGGAAATAAGTTAATCATTTCACTCAGTATATATTCTGCAACTAACCTAGTCTCGTACTGTGTGTCAAGCTTACATCTTAAATTGCACATATCCATGAAGGCGTCAAGACTACCTGACCAATACCATTCAGTCATGGTGCTTTGTGGCAACACCATACGTGCTTGCTCTGGGCATACTCCTGCTGTGATCATGTTATTGTACAGATGGTAAGCTTTTTGATTTACTAGGTTTGCCATGTGTTGTGTGCCTATAGTACGCATACCTTTACGATGACGATTTTGATACACTTCCTTATTATCTGTAAGGCCATACATAGACATACCTTCTAGATTAGACAAGGTATCATCACTACTGCCTTGTTTCTTATCGTCAGCCCTACCACGCCACTGATCAGGCATATAAAACTCAGGATCATCATCCACATACCTACGACTAATCTCATTCCACCGTAGAAACTTATGCTTGACTAACTGCCTAGCTACAAAGATAGGAGCCTTGACATGGAAGGATGCAAAGGCATGACCAAAGGGTGACATATGCTTATGCTTGGCTAGGTACTTGATTAGTTTAGCATCCTTATCTTTAAGTTTAGGTGGCCCCCATTGGTCACTCATATCCATCTCACTAGTCTTACCAAAGGATACACGTGCTGCATTTACTACAGACAGGTCACTGCCCATGTGGTCTATGTATGTTAGTTTAATCTGAGACATTCTTTATCCACTCCAATTATATCCGATTATACCCGATTATCTTTCTTAGTCATAATTTAATCATGCTCTCCGTTGTTACGTCTACCATTGTACCCATCAAGACGTTTAGCTACATCACTAAGCATCTGTGGGTTTCTATTGGCAGTATCAAACGTACCGACAGTGATAGCTATTGCAGCCAGTAATAACACATGAGCTATTGCTGTCAAACCAAACACAAGATAGCTACCCAAGAAAATACTAAACACAATACACCACATCCATGCAAGTATCTGCAAGATTAAGTGACGAGCATTGTTGTCAGGTATATTCTTTAGTGGGCTTCTATCTGAGTCCATGATCAGTGTCCATGTGTCGTATATGTGCTGTCTCATTTTCTTGTCCTTTCTTGTAGTCAAGTTTTTCTTTCAGTCTAACGACTTGCTGTTCAATCTTTTGTATCTTTCGTTCTTCCCAAGTACTTTGATGTTCTTGAGTAAAACGTTTCATATTATCCAAAAAAATATCTATATTTTGCATCATTGTGTTAGTCCTTTCATTGCATTTTCTTTACAAAGTAAATTTCTCATTACCCTACTCTTCCAACATACTTAGCTATGTGATTTACAAAAGGCAACAGACTTATCGCCATCAAAAGATTAACGCCAGTGTGTATCATGGCTATGCGTAACGTGTCA